AAATCTACTGCACCCTGCATAGATCCTTTCATTCCATCAAGACTAGATCCAAATCCTCTCAGTGAATCCAATCCACCATCAAAGATCTTACCCATGAACTTGCTAGGATCAAAGGAATCTACTTTGGCTTCAATCTTTTGTGATAGTTTTGGAACAAGGCCCTGAACTTTTGTCTCTACAAGTTTATTAATCTTCCTTATACCACCCTGTTTAAGATCTGGTCTGATAGGCCCTATCTTCTTACCAGTTCCCTTTAATATATTCTTACCTTTTATCGAACCCTTTGGGGCTCCACCTACACCACCATATACGCTCTTCCTACTCCCTTTCTTCCCAAGGAGGCTACTCTTCTTCTTAACGCTAGACACACCCTTCCCAACTTTGGGTGCTTTAAACATTTTAGATGAAAATTTAGCCATTAAGCTTTGCTTCTCGTTGCTTTTGTTTTAGGTTTTCTTCCTCAATATGCAATCTAAGGAGTCCAACATAGATGTCTCGTTCCCACGGAGGCATATTTTCTATATCCCATAATGAATATTTATGGTACTGCATGAGAGCAAAATTAATTCTGAAGTATGTCTCAAGATCAATGTGAGACATACTTAACCGAAAAAATCTGTTAGCCCCTCCAGTACAATGGTATTCTTTTTCTTAGTTTTGGGATTAGTAACCTCAAGAGTATGAGTTAACTTAGGCATTGTCTCAAAAAATCCTTCAATCTTTTGGAACTGTGCAGAGGTAAGAGACTCCACCCATTCTTTCAATTCTTTCTTAGTACACTCAGAAGCTGCAAAGACATCTTCCGCATTGTAAACACTGTCAATACATGAAGCAATGATTTCAAATGACTGATCAACTGCATCCTCACCTTCTTGATTAAAGTTAGTCTCTATGAATTGACTCATTGAAGGATACTTCATTCTCACACTATAATCATCATCTAATTGTACGTCTGGAGTGTGATCCTTATTTGTTGTTACTTGTATATCGTCAATAGCAACACCAACAGCGACTTCTGTTTCGCCATCATCACCACATGTAACAAGTAGATCAATTGTTTCACCCACAGATTTGCCACGAATATTCAAAAAGAGATACTCTATGTCAAAACTTGGTAGAGTTTCAACTTTAATACCCTTAGTGATAACACAGTTCTTTAGAACTTGTTTAACAGCATTGGTTATTTGTTTTTGATCTTCGGTCTCAAGCGCAAGTATAAGAATCTTTTCTTCTTTTACTAGAAATGGTCTATACTTTATAGTTTTTCCATTTGAAGGTAATTTCAACTCATACTCAGCCGTATGGATTTTTGGTAAAGGCATGATTTAGTATTTAATCGTTATTATTTAGAGCGGTTTACGAGGCGTTTAATCTTTGTAGAAATCTTCCTTTGCTGGAATTTCCTTGCATGTTAGGTAATCCTTGTCTATCCGAACCCTGACTTAACTGTCCTCCCTGATTATTTGGAGGTTTAGCAGCATCGCCAAGATGATTAACAATATAATACCTATCATAGGTAAATTCTACTTGACATTCCAAAATTTGTCCAGCCTGATAATTTAAAGGAATATCCTGTATAGATGTAGGAAATGCATTTACAAAAACATAAGTAATGGCATCAGGTTTATAAGATTCTCCTGCTCTTCCTACAGAAGAAATATTATATCTACCACCATCAACACCAGTTCCTAGATTCTTTTCAAACTTAGTAACTGCAAGATTCTTTTTGTATTGGTAAGGATATCTAAACCTGTGATATGCATAACTCTCATCATTATTTGGATAACCGCCAGGAAATGCTATGTCAGGTGTTACTCCCTGTTGACTGACATATAATGGATTCATATAATTCATCCACTCTTGAAATAGTCTCAGAATCTTATAATCAGAAGATACATAAAAACCTATAGAAATATCAGTATACTGTCTCTGTGTTGCAAATCTTTCTGTAATTCCCTGTCTACTACCTATTTCCTGAGAAACAGACATAGATGTTCCAGGCAACATAGCCTGATTACATAACAACTCATACCTTTGTTTGGGATCATTTGCCCCCAATACTCCAGCACTAGTCAACCATTGGTTCAAACCTTTTGCTTTTCTATCTGAAGAAGTAATTGATTGTCCTGCTGAATCGCCAGGAAACTGTCTTATAGCTTCTGGTGGTTCAGTACCAATATCCATTGTTACCTTAAAGAAGTTAGATAACGCAGGAGCACCCAGAGCTTCCTGAAAACTCTGCATTTCCCTGTAGGAATCCTTATTATAGAATAACGAAACAAATTTATCAGGTGCTTCTACATAATTATCTTCCAATACGTTCTCAAACCCAGGCTCTAGATCAGAACTTGTGGTTCTGGCCACTAAATCACTTTGATTAAAATAACGTGATTGTTGCGTTGCCATCTAAATAAAACTATGACTTAACATACTATGTATATGAGTTTTCATGGCTTATAAAGGGAAATTTAGACCAAAACGACCTAAAAAGTATAAAGGTGACCCAACACAGATCATTTATAGATCACTTTGGGAGAGAAAGTTCATGGAATACTGTGATCTAACAGAAAATATAAGTCAATGGCAGTCTGAAGAATTTTGGATACCATATAAAAGTCCCTTAGATAATAAAGTACACAGATACTTCCCAGACTTTTTTATTAAATATAGAGATGCACTGGGGAAAACAAGAAACGTAGTGATTGAAGTTAAACCAGCAAAACAACTTAAGATGCCCAAGAAAAACCCCAAAAAGAGAACTAAATCATGGGCATATGAAGTACAAACATACGTCGTTAATCAAGCGAAGTGGAAAGCAGCAGAGTCCTACTGTGCTGATAGAAAGTATGAATTCAGAATCATGACCGAAAAAGAACTAGGAATCGCATGATTGCAGCAGAAATTAAAGAAAAAGCAGGCAAGAAATTCCGAAGTGGAGACTGGTATGTCTCCGAATTGGAAGGTGCCTTATCTGAAGTACAAGAGCATAATACAAGTCTCAGTGACACACAGGGATTTGAAATGCATGGTATGTACTTCTTTTCATATGGTGTAACACACCCAGACAGATACGAATTCTGGGATGTTCAACCATTAGCAGTTGTACTAAGAATGGATGTTGATGGGTGGTTAGGATGCAACTTACATTATATAAATCCCGATTATAGAGATTCTGTTGCAAATGGCTTACTAAATAAAGGTACAACTGTACCTAAAAATAGTATACATAAGTATCACTATTCTGGTATAGGGAATCAGTATAGAGTACCTAATGATGAAGATTGGGCAGGGATATCCCTTTTGCCTACTGAAAAATTTATACATAAAAGTGGTAGAAAATACCCCAAACATAAAGCCTTCAACTGGCGTCAATAATGGCAACCGACCAAACCATCTCACAACAATATAACGTCAATATTACGGGCAATCGTATGACGTTCAAAAAAGGATATCTCCAGGCATTACAGGTAGAGTCGCAGAGTGGAGACGAGATTTTTATTGGCGATGAAATAAAACAAGGTAAAGAAAACGGTCAAGTAGAAAAATATAAGACATTCCATAAGGCAGGAGGAGATACAACAGTCAAACCCGTTGATGATTTGGGGCAAGAAAAACCAAATAGAAACCCATTATACAAAAATGGAAAATTTGATCAGAGTGAAGTAACTCCAGAAACTGTTAACGGAGCACCAAACCCAGAATACTTGAGTCCAGAAAAACAAGCAACGCATGATATACAAATAAAAAATGGTGTAAAACGACACAATAAAGCTACAGGACAACCAACTCCTGCTTATCTAAATGAACCCAATTCTACTGATGCAATAGAAACAACTTATAGTGACTATGGTAGTTGGAAATCAAACCAAGTTCTTGATGGAAAGGTAGCAGAAAGCAATAATGCCGAAGAAAGAAATATGTTTTGGAAGACAGTAAAATCTGGATTTAGTAAAGTTGCTAAAGGGGCATTTGACTTTGAAATGAAGAAACTTGATATTCTAACTCCTGGCGGAAGTGGTAGTGGTGGCCAAGAACAATTTGGAAGATTAGCCAAAGGAATGGAGAATTCTGATGATATAATGTTTAAGAAGATTGTGAAATATCCTATGGATATGTCCAATAATATGGATCATACATTCTTCCAATGTTATAGTTATCAAGCCCCATATGCAGGAGCTCTTAGTGGTGGTAGTAGTGGTTCTGGAGGAAGAGGTGTTACAAGGGGTACACCATTCAAAAAGAAATTAGGTGCAGGTATAAAACTACCTATGCCCAACAATATGATGGACTCAAACTCAAGGAAATGGGCTGAGGAAGAAATGAATACTCAGGCTATGGGTGCGATCCAATCATCAAGTAAGAGAGCATGGACTAGTATGTTTACTGGTGATTTCTTTGGATTTGGTGGATCTATGAGAAAACTCAGTCAGCAATTTGATAGAGTATCACAACAAAGTGGTAGAACTGACATGATGGCAAACCATATAAGTCAGTTGGCTGAAAATATGGGAACCCAAGTTAGTCCAGAAGATATACTAAAAAGAAGTGTAGGTGTTGTAGCAAACTCAAACACCGAACTTTTATTCACTGGAGTAGGACTCAGATCTTTCCAATTCCAATACTTAATGAGTCCAAGAAACCCTTTGGAAGCTCATAATGTAAGAATGATTCTTCGTGCATTTAAACAATGGTCTGCACCCAGAAAACTAAAGAAAATTAATTCAGGCGAATCAGGTAAGGCAGGCGCCCCTTCATTCTTCCTAGGAACACCAAACATATTCAGAATACGTTATGTAACCGAAGGAAACAAAAATATCCTTGGTGTAAACAAATTCAAACCATGTGCATTGACTCAATGTGATATTAACTATACGCCTGAAGGAAAATGGATGTCATATGATGGAGGTATGCCTATCTCTGTTCAATTGAACCTATCATTCCAAGAACTAGAACCAATCTACAACACAGATTACAGTGAAGATATTGCTGAAGGTAGACAGCATAACCCACAAAATCCAGATGATGTGGGAGATTTAATGCCTATCGCATTGATCAAACAATATGATCAAACCACATCAGACGTAGGTTACTAAAATGCAAGGTTATTTCTCATACTTCCCAGATTTAATGTACGTCTCTAGGATGACCGATAGGTCAGCCAACGATGAGTATATTCCTGTAAAGAATATCTTCCGAAGACCTAAAATTCGTGATGACATGATGAGTGTTGTCAGTCACTTTGAAGATTATATGATCTTAGGCAATGAAAGGCCAGAAGAAGTTGCAGAAAGAGCATATGGAGATCCTCGTTTTGATTGGGTTGTCCTTATTACAAATAATATTACTAAAATACAAGACCAATGGCCTCTTACTGATGTTGACTTTAGAAAATTTGTATTAGCCAAATATGGTAGTGAACAAAAATTAGAAGAAGTTCACCACTATCTTACTGAATTATTTTTAGATGACTTTAGTAGAGTAGTAATACCAGAAGGTCTAGTAGTAGACTCTAACTTTGATTCCAGTTATCTAGAAAGAAATAAAAATAGGCAAACAGAAGTTTCCATAAGTGGAACAATTCAACTAAATGAAATGTCCTCAGTAGATGCTGCAGGTACAGTTAAAGATAGTAATGGTAATGTAATTACTCATAGTAACGTATTCCCGATTACTAACTATCAGTATGAAGAAGAACTAAACGATTCTAAGAGAAGAATAAAAATACTTAAAGATGACTTCTTAGATATTGTTGTAAGTGATATGACTAGAATAATGAAATATAAAAAATCTTCTGATTATCTTTCCAGAACATCTAAAGTTGCATATAACCCAAGACTAAGTGGGCAATAAAAAAAGGGGTCTTACGACCCCTTTTCTTTTAGGAATTAACAGTAATCTATGACTCTGCTAGTTGTTGAAAATAACTCAATGCGTCATCTTCTTCTTCCGTTGTTTGATTCGTTGCCGCAGCAGCGATCTTTTCTAACTCCTCATCAACAGGAGCCGCCACCTCACGATGGTTGTCCTCATCAGCAACCTCTGGATCCTGATAACGTAATGAACCAGTTGGTAGTTTAGAACCAAGAACTGTGTCAAGACGAGTCTTCAGAGCCTCATATGGTTTGAACTGATCTTCAGCGGTGAACTCACTGAGGTCGTAGATCTTATTGTAGATCTCCTCTAGCTTCGCATCATCATCTAATAGTGCCTCAACCTTACCGAACTCTGAACTATCATAGTTCCAGAATCCTGCAACCTGTTTAATCTTCAACTTGAAGTTAGCACCTTTCCAGAAATCAAAAGGATTAATTGGTTCTTCATCCTCAAACTCTGGTTGCATAGAAGCAGTGATCTTATCAAAGATCTTCTTACCGAACTTATAGAGGAATACTCCTCCTTCATTCTCAGGATTACTTGAATCCTTCACAACATAAACGTTTGCATAGTAAGAAAGCTTACGCTTCTGCTTACGTGCAATATCCTTATCAGACTCTCTACCACTATTCCATAGACTCCTGTTAAGTTCACCAACAGGATCATCTTTACCAAGTGTAGTCAAAGAGTTTTCTATATACCAACCACCAGGCCCTTGAAAGGCATGACTCCAAACTTGTGACCAAGGAAGTTCACAATTAGCATGTGCAGGAAGGAATCGAATAACTGCGTATCCGTTACCTGCCTTATCTACAGCTGGTTTCCAAAGACGTTCATCAACATTCTTACCACCTTTTTCGTTGAGTTTCTCAACTTTCTTCATTAATCTCTCTGTGAGAGACCCTGCCTTAGATTGTTTCTTTAATGCAGCAAATGACATTTAGTATTCTCCGTATTTTTGTATTTGTTGGGATTGTTTGTATTATACCGAATAATCAGTCCTTAGGCAAGTTATTTTCTAACTTATCCAAGGTTTGACTCATGACATCAAAAAATGAATTGATATCTTGGCCAGGTTGTAGACCTAGAAACTTTGCAGATTCTAAGATCTGTTCTCTCATCTCAAGAGCATCAGGGTCATCCTTCTCCAACTTCAGACGAAACATAAAGTTTCTCTGTTTATCGAGAAGTTTTTTCATATTAGTAATATGTTTCCTTCCAGCAGCACTGCTAGGGGATTCTTTGAATCCAGAGGAAACAATTCCACTCATAATGTCTTCTTGTAATTCCTGTATCTCTGCCATAGCAGCACGAACTACAGGAGACTTGAAAAATCCACTCATGTTAAGACTCTGACCTACTAGTATTTATAAGGGTTTAGCGTTTTTTTATCCACCTTGGGAGGTAGAATATTCCGAAGGAAAGACCCCAGAAAATAGCTAACACTATTATATGTAATACCCTATTAGGGTTGACAATTAAACCACAGGTTACGAATGATATCCATAACCAATCTAAAGTACCATGAAGTCTATACCACATGTTATCACCAAATCTTTTGATGAAACCATCTCGTCTTTTGGCGAACCACGGTGATACGTGTCTCATCATAACAAAACCCTCATTAAAAAACATGAGAGTGAAACCAATCCAAAAAATCATATCGGTAGTTTAGATCTTGTAGTTCTCTTAAGGTAGTTTAATTCTGTAGCTTCTGCTTTTAACTTGTCTTTAAGAGGTTTGGAAATTAATTTCCCTACAGACTCAAATTCAATGTTTTTTTCTTCGCAGTAACTAATAATTGCCTCAATATAATTGAGTTCAGACCTAAGTACAAGTTGTTCAATATCACTTGTAAATTTATTCTGACAGAGAAATTTCTCTTGCAATAACTCGTTAACTTCTTTCTCCATACTCACTAAGTTTGTGGGTGACGAATTCTTTGATATACTTGGTAAGAAGTTTAATATACTCACCTTTGTTGCGTTTTTCATAAACTTTAACATCTCCATTATCAGCGACCATTAAAGTCACGATCTTCTCTACCGCTGTGCCTGTCATTTCATAGTACATACAGGCGTATGCGGTTTCTTGGACGAAATAGTTTTCCAACCATTTCTCAGGTTTGATTTTCTTAGATGTTTTGAAGTCTATTATGGCTAACTCGCCATTATACTCTGCAATACAGTCTACTCTTCCTGCAATTCCAAAGTATTCAGAATACAATGGTTTTTCTAGAGCATGTATATTATTTATATTGTCTAAAGAATCTTTAGCCGCAATAAACAACGCTTTAGTTGTCGGAAGTACACCATCTATGGTATCAATATCCTGATTCAACAGGTATTTTTCCACTAGATCGTGAAATCTTGTACCTCTATCGGTAGATACTTTCGTAATCTTATTGGCAGTCTCTTCACCAACTTTCTTACGCCAGTTTATAAAGATTTGGCGATTATAAAAACTAGTTACCGAGGTGATAGAAGGGGCTTTCTTACCATTTGGAAGATCATAATATCTCACCCCATCTATAGTATTGGCTTCTAACTCAAAATCACCAAGTTTATTCAAATGAGTAAACGTCATAAAGAAAGTGCAAGTTTAGTAACCAAATAGTTTCTTACTAGACCAGAGCGAACAATATCATCTATACCGAATTCAACAACACCGAAATCATCTTCCATGATCTCAATGATACGTTTAAAATCTAAGATGCCATTCTTCTCATATGATTTTGTAAGATCTGTTTGAGTAGAGTCACCGCAAAACATTATTTTACAGTTATCTCCAACTCTTGTTATTATACTATCAAGTTCGTGAAAATTCAAGTTTTGCATCTCATCAACTAGGACAATGCAATTATCAAGTGTTGTTCCACGGATAAATGAAGTACTCCAGAATGAAATTGTCTCCTGTGTTTTCAGATTGCCATAGAGCATCTCGAAATCACTATCAGAAGGCATTTCAAACATGTACTTTACCATATTCTTATAGGGAATCTGGTAAAGGAATGATTTATCTTCATGATCGCCAGGAAGAAAACCAATTTCTCTTGTAGATACTAGAGACCTTACGATGTATATTTTATCAAAAGGTGTTGTATCATCAAGAACATCTTTTAGGGCAAGATAGAGACTAATAAAAGTCTTACCTGTACCCGCTGCACCATAAGCAAAAATATTCTTACCTTTTGCATAATGGTCAAAAAGAATCTTTTGATTGTCCGTTATCGGTTCTACCTCTACCAACATGCCATTATTGATAGGTTTCTTGCGTCTCATCTGTTTCGCAGTCATACCTACTCCAATTGGATCATTGGAGTTACTTCTTTTCTTTCTTGGCATGTTAGGTGACACCTCGATTTGCTAAACGTCCTTGAATTCCCCCAGACCTTTGAGCTTTGTCTGTAATCTCTTTCCAGCCTGGATGTTTATTATTCAATTTATCTCTCCATTCTCCAACTTCTCCTACCCCTGGCATTGTAGATGGATCTGACCAATCTCTATGCCAATCAGGATTGTCTTTACACCACTGAGACCACTCAGTAATGCTCATCTGTACTTCTTTCTGTTCTCCTGTCTCTTTATGTATTACTGGATAAGTAGCCATATTAGAAAAAATTAAAGTTGATATTAAATCGTCCCATAGCATCCGTAGTATTAGTGGAACGATGTTTAACACTAGGATCGAATAAAAATAATCTATTCTCAACACTATCTATTTTAGTACCATCTTCAAATTCTGTAAAGCCGTTACAGGTATTCAATGCAAAAATAGCGCCCTGATGACTGAAATCTTGGTCAGTATGATAGGGATGCTTGTGAAAAGTTTCACAATAAGGATAAAAGTTTACTTTAACCCTAAGCATAGTTTTATACTGACATGCTAAATGAAATTTAGGAAGAAAAACGTCTCTAATGACACCCCAAGCCTCATCAACTGGTTCGTCATTTAGATAGATCGTTTTAACAGAATAATAATTCCAATGAGGAATTTCTGTTTCCTCTCCAGAAGCGCCTGGGATAGGACTGTATTCTAGATTACTGAAAGCATTTTTAACATAATCAAACTCTCGATGATCTAAAAAATTATCAATTATCTCAGGTTTCATCAGATTCCATAACTTGTTTTACCTTCTCAGCAGCCTCTTTTACGTTCTCAACTAAGTCTTGAACAAGATCTCTTTCCCATCCAAGGGCTTCAGAGACAACAGGAAACTGACCAACGAAGACATCTTTACAAGCATTCGCAATATCCATATGTTCCTTCTGAGTACCGTTGGCAGTCCTCAGAGAGATATAATGGATCCAAGAACGACATGAACCAGTCATGTATATTCTAGTCGGTGTGGCGAGAGGTAGAACCATCCTAGCACATTCCTTTGCAACACCAGACTTAAGCATCTGTTCATATAATGCCTCACAGGAACTAAACAAAGTTACTATTTGTTTTTCGATAGTCTGTCTAATAAAAGGATCCAAATCGTCTGTCGAGTTTTGACGATTCTTTGTATCCTGTCTCCTAAGATCAGGCAATGGGATTTTACCCAATGCTGAACTATCAGCATATCTCTGACTAAATTCTTGGAAAGTAAAAGACCTGTGACGTAATACCTGTGCAGCAATGGCACGAGTAGTCTCGATCTCCAGTGTCATAGAGGACTGTTCAAAAACTGACCAATGATTATGATTGATACAATAATTTAAAAGTCCTGCAAACTTTTCATTGTCCTGATTATTGGGATTAGATACTCTGGCAATATATGCCATAGTCTTCTCCGCATCAGGAGTGACATTAACTAGTTGTACGTTCATAGTTCTTCTATCTGATCGCCATAAGTAACTTTTTCTTTTTCTTTGGATCTGATAGTATAAGAATCTGTATTTGAGTAAATCTCGGATTCCAGTGCATCTACAAGAGACCTTAAGTTCTTATAGATTAGTTTTAATCTTTCTCTATCGGGTTCGGGCATTTTAAACGTAATAATTGAAATTGATTACACACCTACGAAGTTCATCGGTACATGATGTGCCTGCATGTTTCAGATTAGAATCAAATACTAACATACGATTGGCTATACTGTCAACCTTTGTACCATCTTCAAATCTAGTGTAACCATTATTGGTATTCACATAATAGATGGAAGTGATAGCATCGTCAACATCAGTATGCAATTCATACTCTTCGATTTCAGGTGTTCTCATATTTAGATTAGCCTTAATCCTAACAATTGCTGATGGGTCTATCCTTTCTATCATAGGGATAAGACCACCCCAGTATTCACTTCTAGGTTGATATTGATGATAGAAAATATGACAAAACTGGTACTTTCCATCTCCAGGCATGTTTATGCCATCAGAAAAGTTCCAGTTAAGTAGGGAATCATCCATCATAAGTTTACGAAGGTTTTCGTAATCTTCTGGATTTAGAAAATCATCATAAACCTTCAGTTGCTTCATCAGCTTCCTTCAGTAAGTTTGACACATATTTCTCTGTGCCATCCATAGTTTTTACAGCAAATAAATTAGACTTCATATACTTCTTCGTCTTCTTATACTTCTTGATGAGTTTTGCATACTCCTCAGCATTCATTTCAACCTTACCTGTACTAGTAGGATTGTCCTGTCTCACTTCATCCATTTTTCTTCTTCTGTGGTTTTTTGGGTTTCTTCTCTGGTTCTGGTTTGAGCATACTATCTCTCCAGAGTTTAGGGTTCATTTGCCCTTCAGTTTGCGTCCACTTCTTCAAACCTTTCTTATACTTATCATAGTAATGATCAAACATATCCACCTGTTTCTGACATAAAGTAATGTCATAACAGGTTTTATCTGACTTCTTACCATCAGTTTCCACTTCCTTAACATACTCTACGAGATATGCTGTATAAGGAAGTTTCTTGTTTTCTGCTAGTTTGGGATCGCAATCTTCATGAATAATTTTCAACTGCGGTTCCCCCATGTAATTTCTGGCCAGGCTGCAGTAACTAGATCCTGAGTAATACCATACTTGGTTCCCAAAGCCTTATCCTTTGCAAGAATAAGAATCTCAGCCTCTGCTTGAGGAAGAGTCTCTAACAAATTAATAAAGATAGTTTCTCTCTTTATCTTATTGAGTTGGTCATCACCACCTTTCACAAAACGATAAAATTGATTACCGCAATTACGAATAGTAGTTCTTGATGGAAGTCCTTTACTTGGATCTGCCAATTCAGCAGTATCTACAGGTTGATATGGAACAGTACCTTCTGGTAGTACAGAAACTACACTTGGATCAAAATTCCAAATCATTAACATTTTGAAAGAATCTTCTCCATGAGTACGGAGTAGATCGACCTTCTTGGTCTTAACTCTTTCGGAATCAACAGCTTCTAATAGTTCATGTACCAAAGGATTAGGTGGCAGTTCTTTTTTCTTAACTGTCACCGTCCTTGGTTTAGTCACAGGGGTTTTAGTTGCTGTAGTTTTGCGAGTCCTAGGTTTCCTAGTAGTTGACGTAGATTTACTCTTCGTCGTCTTCTTCGCTGTCGTCATTGTTTTCAAACCTCACGGCTACGATTTCATCGGGAAGTATATTCCCATTCTCGTCAAACATCTCTGGGTGTGTGTACACTGCCTGTTGTTGTAATCCGAGATAATTATTTTGTTGGGCTAACCAGCCAATTATACCACCAATAAACAGAAATGTCACGCATAACATGGTCATTACAACAAGAATTGAAGCTTCCATTGGTTTTCTCCCAAGATTAATTACTGGTTTTGTCTTTAATGTCGAATGATAGACTAAATTCTTTACCGAATAGAGTAAATCTTAAATCGAGTAGATTTTTAGGTGATGGTTTCGGTTTTTGTTCTCCCTTTAGTAATAGTTCAACGCCCTTATTTATGTCCATGTCTGGAGGTAACATATCAAATCACCCTATGTTCTTTTAAATATCTTAAGGTTTGATTAGCATCTCCTAGATGTTTGCCATTAAAGATGATTTGAGGTAGGGCAAGAGTGTTTGGAAACTTTTCCTCAAATTCTTCTGAAGTATAATCAACATCAAGTTCTTTATACTCATAATCTTTTCCTAATAGTTCAAGAACAGTTTTGATCTTGAAGCACATGGGGCAATCCTCTTTTCCGTAGATAATAAACATAATCCTAATACTTAACTATTTCCACTGAATGCCATTGATGTTTAAACACCAAGAGGGCAGAAAGGGATTCTTCATTAAAACAAACCGTGAAATAAACTTCATGTCTTCTGTTGTCCAAACTTCTTTTCTGATCTTCATCACCTATAAAAAGAACCCGACCTTCGGTATATGAACCTCCGCCGTCGGGAACTCTTACTATTGAATTTTCACGGATTTTTAGCGTTTTCGCAGTATCTAAGAAAATGCTCTTCAATTCCTCTGGTGTCTTTTTTACCCTGCGATACCCAGATTTGGCAAAATTCATAGAGGAACCTGACATGATCTAAATCATTATAAAGTTTAAGTGCTAAAAAAGATTCTTGACGTATTTTCATACGTTCTTCACTGTATCTCCAGTCATCCATTGATCGAATTCCAATCATTCTGGAATAATTCTAAGCCCTTATCAGTCAAAATATGGTTATACATCTTGTCAAAGATTGAAGGAGGCATAGTTACCACCTCTGCTCCGACAGAAAAACACTTGGCAACATCAGCTACATTCCTCAAAGAGGCAGCCAATACTTGAGTTCTTGACAAGTGTTCTTTATATAGAGATGAAATATCCTTAACTAATCCCACTCCATCGAAAGAGTTATCATCAACCCTACCTACAAATGGTGAAATGTAGGTGGCATCAGCCTTTGCAGCAAGAACTGCCTGTGCAACTGAGAAACATAATGTTACATTAACTGTGAATCCATCTGTTGTTAACATCTTACAAGCTTTCAGACCTTCTTGAGTCAATGGTACTTTAATAGTAACATTATTCAGTCCTTTAAATGCTTGTGCCTGTTCCATCATCTCAGGAGCAGTCTCTGCAACTACCTCTGCAGATATAGATTCAAAATAAGGAAACTCACCAGAGATCTTTTTAATTGTCTCTACTGGGTCTCCACCACTCTTCAATATGAGTGTGGGATTTGTTGTAACGCCATCTATAAGACCTGTCTGAACTCTTTCATTAATCAGGTCAAAATCGGCGGTATCAAGGAAGATCTTCATGTTTTTGTTTTTTGTTTTGTCGTTTGATCATTTTAGCGTACATCACATCCGAATCCGTCCAAAGTTGTGGATTCTTCTTTGCTTGTTTAATTAACCTTTTCGCTGTCTTTCTAAGATCCTTTCTCTGTAACTCGTCTTGCACCCTGTAACTTCTCCGTTTTCTTGTGAACCTTAGTATTTAACATAGGGGATAGGTAAAAGTACGCTTTGTCCTGTAAAGGCATAGATTCTCTTAACTTTCGTACCACTAAGATTTGTTTTTCTAATAGGTTCACGACATAGGGCCCTGATTGTGGAACCCTCTGATCCTCAAATCTTTCTGTAGATAGACTAATACCGTCTCTCTAACTTCCATCAACTCATTATAACACTTTTGGTTATGAGCGCAAGATCTAAGTTGATTATCAGGCTTTTGCACAGACTCTATAAAGATGTCTAATGCCCTCCTGTACTTCTCAATCTTAGTCTCATCAACATCTATTGATCCTTGATCTTTCATGGTGTTTTTTGGGGCTTTTCAGTACAGTATTTCTCTGCACCTGTAACCAATGCAATCTGTTCAATATTCATCCATTGTTTTTCCATTTCCTGAGCAAGGTACATGATCTTTTTATCATGTATCTCATCTGATTCTAAAAGATGCGTAATAGTGGCAGTCAGAGTTTGTCTGTTACCATCTCCATCCTTTAGATAAATGGAATAACTGGTTCGGAATTTCCTAACCAAATGAATTCTTAGAGCAGCATATAAAAATAGGTTACTGAGAATAATTAAAAACCAAGTCATTCACCTCGTCTCCAATTATTAATTTTTGATTTAAGAAATCCCCAAAGGAGTTTAATAAATCCTTTAAGACTACTACCCTCAATCTCTTCAAACATCTGCATGTTTAACTTAAAGGCAACATTTGCCTCTTCGATAATTGCATCTTTCTGAGATTCATCAATGGGTAGATTATCCAGTGCGGCACGGTATTTAATCTTAAATTCCTTACCATCTGGAATCTCGTCAAATTCATAAAAAGCAAGACCCCCATCCTGAAGATTAAGAGCCTTCTCTGCTATGTTTTTGAGTATCTGACCACCAGACAAGTCACCAAGGTAACGTGTATAGTGATGTCCCACTAATAGTTCTGGGTCAACTTCCCTAATACGATTAATGTAATTTTGGCATCCGTCTGTTGGAGCGATAACATCTCTCCATTGAGAACCATAGAAATACTCACAATCCTTTGCTAAGGAAGAGCATCGTTTTAATTCATCGAACGCTATAGGGCCAAGTACAGGGTTATCTTTCTTCTTGGCAACTTCCTCTTCCAGTGCTCTATACACAAAGTAGAAATTAGCAATTAGTCCCCTGTAATTCTCCTCATTAACCATGCCTGCAAGGAAATTCTTAACGAATCCCGTATTCTCAGCCATAGTATGAGACTTCTTTGTACCTTCTTTGATTTGCTTTGAGAAATCCATATTTTTAAGGTTACCTGATCATTTTACTGCATCTTCGTCCTTTTGTCCAGCGGGATGGAAAGAATATTCATTATTCCATTTAAATGCAGTATTATTTAATTCCTGTTTTTTAGGATCAGGAATCAATTTATTTAGAGCCCGTATAATAAGGCCCTTAATCTTCCTTATCATTAAACCTTACTCCCTCACAATCAGATTTAGAACAGTAATAACGTCCATCCTTATCTGTTGATTTAGTCAAATATTCACAGTCTGCTGTCCACTCATCCATAGCCTCTCTGACAATAGATTTTATCTCTTCCCTCCACTTCTCACGATACTTCTCATATCGTTCCATTCTTTTTTCTTTGAGCTTTTTAAAGTTAAACATCGCTCTCCTTTAGGTAATCGACAAATAGTATACCATCCAAATGATCCACTTCATGTTGTACAACTCTCGCTGCCAAACCATCAAGTTTCCATTTCTTATATTTACCATCCTTATTCTGGAAGGTTACCCTAATTTCTTTAGGTCGTGACACCTCTCCATTTTGGTCTGGTACACTTAGGCATCCCTCATCAAATAATACCTCTTCCTCACTTTTCCAAGTGATTTTGGGATTTACCATTAAATGAGTATATCTGCCATGTTCTTCTGTTGTCTCATCTACAATTATAACTCTCTTATTAATCCCTATCTGAGGTGCTGCAAGACCAATACCATCTTCTTCATACATGGCCTCACACATATCCGTGAATAATTTATGTATCTCATTCTTCTCAAATACCACTTCCTCAGAAGTAAGTCTTAAACATCTGTCTCCTATTCTTTTAATCTTCATAGACTCCAATCGTGATAAGGTGGTTCTTCCTCTCCAACACGATACTTAAAGTGTTCCGTGTCAAAGTATGATGGAGGCAATTCATATCCGCCAACATCATACGGGCCTGTCATCCTCTTTTTATATTCTCGTTCGTCTAATACTTCATTAATAAGGATTTTCATCTCCTTAGCATAAGTCTCGGTAAATAACCTACGAGGTCTAACCTCAGCAGGTTTATGTTCTTGTGCTTTACCGTCAGGGACATAATTTGGATCAACTGGGCCACCCATTCCCTGTGTATCAATTTTACTCATTTTATCCTTGCCATAACATATCGGGCATTGCTGCTGGTTGTTGTCTACCTACTGTAAACATAAGAATAAAGTATCCTACAAACCAAATGATATTAAATATCCATGCTTGTCTAATCAAATACTTTCGGATACCCATAGCAACAAAGACATTCTTCACATCTTTGGGAACATCCTCATCACCTCTGGCTCTAAGTATCTGTTCTATTATCACAGCAATAATTGCGCCTATCACCAGAGGATAGAATACAAAGTTTGCAAATGACATTATCGAGATTAGAAAAATCATTTCTTTTTAAATACTCCTGTTTGAACTAATACGAACATTGTAAGTGCTGTCCAAAAAATAATATACCACATGATTTATTTGCGTATAATAAAAACCTCGTCTTCATCATCCTCATCATCATCTGGTTCGGGTCTAAAGACAAGTAATTGTTCTCCATTCTTGATATCCCTCATTTCTGGGTGAAGGGTATCTCTTCTTGGTGGAGGCCGTCTGTTTACATCTTCTAGTGTAGAAGTCATAACTTTCCACATAAATGCAAATGTCGCTCCTGCTGTTCCTGCGAACAACACGAAATATAGCAAAAATGCGAAGTCGTTCATTAGATTCTAGGTATATAACCCCGTGCTTTCATTGCTGTATCCTGAATCATGGGCATCAGATCTTCCTTAACCGACTCTGTAATATCGTCAATGACGTTTACATCTAAGTCCATAAATGGTGGAATGATGCCTAAAATCCTTAATAATCCGTCCACAAATAATGCAAGACAGATAAATCCAAGAATCATACTAATTATAGTGGCCTTAAAGTTATGGTCAGCCATTGATTTCTCATCAATAGCACGAGCTTCTTCTAAAGCATTAGCGATCATTTGATCTACTTCTGCTTTGGTATAGAAATCCCCTATAATGGGTATGTCATGTCTGTCTGGACTCATAATCTATATTTAGGTTAGATTCCTCAATATCTAGGGGGAATCTGGTCATAAGCAGTCTTTGGATCACCATCCTCTGACTTTTCATCAACTAAACCCTCTTTCTTAAGCTTTTTGTAATTATAACATCCTTCAAAGGAGGGTTTAATCTTTGCAGGAGGTAGGCCACCTTGTTCTAAGACTTCATCCAAGAACATCTGGGCTCTTTCATCTTCCGTCATATGTTAAAACGAGAGTTGGGGTCATACTTAATTATAACCCAAGCAGAATAGACTGCCAGTGCGGCAGGAATTAAAGCGAAAAATGGCATGGATCTAGAATTTACAAATCTATTTTACCACTAAGAGACTTATCCGTCAAGGGCAATCCTAGCGTTTTATATTCCAATAGTTCTTTGAGGAACAGAACCTCCTTTTGGAGTTCTTCATTCTGTTTCTCCAAAAACTCACAATGTTCTTGGTATATTATTATGCTCATAGAAAAAAAGAAACCCCCTTTCGGGGGGTTCTAAAACATTTGGTTTGAAACTTTACTTTAAAATTTGGCTACATACTTGTTTACAACTTGTCGCATTGTCATCACAATCTATTAAACAGTCGAAGTAATCGTCTATTAAATCGTCTTGATTAAATTCAAGATTCTTTTCGTGATGTACCCATTCTGCCATTTGATTATGTGACATAAGGTTTTTCATACTGTCTCCTCCTAAACAACTAAACATAATGTACTTGAAGTTTCAGGTCATCTTGTTTGCCTTTATTCTACCAGTATTTATATGTTGGTATCCTCAAATAAGATAATACGTTTACAAAATTTAATTAGGAATTTATACCGTGTAGCCAGCGCCAACCTTTGTAGGGCAATCGATTTGGACAGTTCCTGTCAATGGTTGATGGGCATGTTCAAGTAAGTGTTCTACCTTCTGACTAATTTCATCTACCTTTATCATTAGTTCATGTACATGATGTTGTAGGTGGACTTGTTGATCAAGGATACGATCTAATGTCTCCTTTATTTCATGTTGATGTTCATGTGATGCTGGTGATGGATTGTAACTAGCGGTTGACATTCCAGCTACACTATAATCAACTGCACTTGCATAGTAAGCAGGATCATCATAAGCTGTATTACCAAATCCAGTAGTATCAACACTATAATCAAGATTAATATCTTCTGTTATTATTACATTAGCACTAGTATCAATTCCAACAGTAATATTTTCTTCACCAGTGTAAGTATAATTAGTCGCTAATTCTGGATGTACTCTTGGATCTAGATCTGGATTGTACTGAGTTTCTGGTGGTACATTATAAACTGGTGAATCTTCTTCAGTTGTTATTGTGAATTGATCTGCTGCGGCTTTCACTCTATCCTCAGGCTTGATATACTTACCTGTTTCTGGATCATGAGCATCGTCCTGTGGAAAAGATGTTGTCATTGTTTTAGTTCGGGTGTTTCTTTATTTACCATAGATTCTACCATAGGAGTGATATCTGGTAAAGGGGTGCCAGTTATAATTGCAACAGGAGCAGCGGCAACCGTTATGGTCACTGCCGTAAATGCTAATCCTGCTTCCATTAATTGTAACAATTCTACCAATCGTCTTCCTCCTGTTCCCTCATCTCTATGTATTCTTTATTTTGTCTACAGATTCCATGAACATCAATCTCTTGATGTAAATGTGCCATAGTATGTAATCCTTCAATCATCAATAATACTCCTAACATCATAACTGGTAACATCCATAAAGGATGTCCCATAACTTCTCCTGTTTTCATAGGAAAAACCCATTCACATTATATAGAATAAAAAAGGGGACTCGGTTAGGAGTCCCCCATCTTAGTATGCAAGATTTCGATCAAGCATTGCAAAGTTCTTTTTGGAACTTAACGCCACGATAAGTCATTTCTGACTTATTGCAGGATTCTTGCTTGCGATCATTGGTGTTGTACTTAACACCACGGTATGTGACTTGTGCCATTGGATTAACTCCTAAAGTAGTTGGGGGTTTTAATTCCGTTCCTTTAGTCGGCTTTTGCGTCCCAAAGACATCCTTCCGTCTCCTCTTTAACAATCTCGATCATTTCTGATCTAGTCTCCTCTTCGACTCTATATTCACTCATCTTATCGACGAGGGTATAGGCCTCAGAGCAGGTTAAAGAAGTAGCTAATAGAAAGGGGATCATGGGATGAACGATATTCCGTTCCGAGTCGGCTTACTTGCGGTCCTAGTGGACTGAACGATATGTGCATATTAACACATGTATAGTATATATGCAACTAGTTGTGTTCGTTTTGATACAATTTTATAATGTTTTAACCTTTACTGTATCACCATGTACTAAAACATCCAAATCGCTCTTATAATAGATCCCCAAAGCATCACATAAACTATTAGCAATGGGTTTTCCGCTATCATTGAGAGAAGTATTAAGTAGTATCGGTACTCCTGTCAATCTTTCATATTCCTCCAACAACGCATAATAATCTTCATGTTCTTTAGATACTGTATTCATCCTACAAGTACCATCTTCATGAGTAATTGAAGGAAACTTCTCTGGTTCTAAGACATCAGCAACATATAACATATGAGGTGAAGGGCCATTCCAATAGAAGTACTGAGATACCTTTTCTTCCAATACAGACGCACCAAAAGGTCTAAAGGGTTCTCTATGTTTTACTTTGTTGTTTATATACTCCTTCCCATGAGGGTCAAAAGGATTCATTAGTATACTTCTATTCCCTAATGCTCTTGGGCCTATCTCGCCATGACCCTGATACCACCCAACAATCTTTCCTTGTGCAAGTAGTTCAGCAGTGTCTTTAATGGTCTTCTCAGAAGGTCTAGGCATGTGACTAGACCATATGGTCTTCTCAGTAGGTCTAGGTGAATCATCCTCCTGCCAGAATGGAAATCCAGTAGTATCAAATGGATCCACATTATAAGTTCTTCTTAGATATTCAATAACACCAAGACTTAAACCCTGATCATTCGCATGTGGTGGTATAACAAGATTAGGGAAATTATCTTTCAGTACCTTATTAATAATAGTATTCTGTGCGATACCACCAGAGTAACCAATAATATCGCCATCCTGAGCAAATTCTTGAAAATGCTTTAAAAATAACTGTTCTGTATGTCCATGAGCAGTATGAACATAATCAAGGATATATTGCATATCCTGAGCATTAGGTTCTAATTTACTAAAATCCCATAATTGATCCAATTTATCAATATGGTCTACTGGAACTACATCTGGACTTTCCTGACCATATGCCTTCATTGCCATTATTTTACCAGCATAGTCAAGATAATTACCTTGCAATTGGATAATCATACCCAAATGTGACATTATAAACCCAAGACTAGCTGAATTGAAGATATCTTGAGCATTTGACTTACCATAATCAATCAGTTTTCCATCTCTCCACACACTTCTATACATCCAATCATCACCAAACCCATCAAACACAAAATGGAGATTTGGTTCAACTTCTAAAGGCCAAAAACTTAACGCATGAGCATAATGATGGTCAATTCTATGAATAACACAATTAAACCCCAAATCTCTAAAAACAGGAATTTCGACTGATTCTGTTTGTTTCTGTGGATCGTATTCCACCTCATTATGAACATGAGAGTCCATAACGATACCTACAGCATCTACCTCTTGAGGTACTATATTCCATTCCTTGATTATCTTTGTCCAACCATAAAGACCTTCAAACCCAAAATGTTTAATTTGAAGATCTCTCTCAAAAGACCTATATCTTATCCTTTCACCATCAAAGTAAGTTACATTTGAATCGTGGGAATCTAAACGAAGTGCTAATAATTTCATGTTACTAAATGGTGTTGTGGTAAATGGTCAAAATATCCAAACTTAAACGCCTGATCTATCTCCCATATAAACATTGGGTGAGCAATTGGTGAAGTTGTCCAAGCATCGTCTAGTTGAACAGCGCCCTCAAGACTAAACTGTTTATTCATACAAATCTTCATCCACTCCGAACCCTCTAATTTCTTATTAGAGATTTCCTTTGCATTTTTCCAAAAAGGAGTGTCATAAACGCTTCCTTTATGATAATGGAAAGCAATAAGATCTCTGAATGAATCAATATACTCTCTATAATTGTAATTTAACTGATCTTCTCCTAACTCACGAACAAAGTAATCTAAGAACTGTGTTGCCATAACAGTATACAGAGGAACTGCATATCCGTGAAGAGGTTCATAATTAAATAACATATTACCCTGTCTAAGAATTCTACGATCAGCAATCTTCTTAGAATGGTAATTTTCCCATTTTAACACATGAACGTTCTCCTTAAGAACATCATAGTTTATATGGGCTTTGGGGATTCTATGAGTATGTAGAAACTCATGTGAGTTTGTGATTGCCTCCTCATCTGTAGTAATACTCCGATTAAAGAGATATCCCCAATTACTCCTATGATGAACAGGAACTCCAAACATCCATCCATCGGGAGTTGCAAGAGAATAGGTAAAATCCCAATCGCCAGGATGAGGACACATATTCAAAACAGCGGAATCTACTGGAATACTGTCAACATACTCAAAAGTGTCATCTACCGATTTTGGGATTCCTCGAGCATCAATGACAAAATCGTATTCTAGCGCTTTTTCGCCTAATTGGATATATGCCTTATATTCGTCTTGCCAAATTCTGTCTACATGACCGTGAATCTCTTTAAACTTGTGAGACCAATAATGTGCCATTCTAGGCAAAACAAAATCCCTCAATGCAAACGTATCTGCATGAAGGGCTTGACATGATAAGGTCATGTACCCATTAGTAGAATCAGGATAGTTCTGTGACTGTTGCCAGTCAACAAACATAATACCCTGTTTTATCTTTGCGTTTAATTTCTCTAAATCAAACGGAAAGGAAAATTGGGTTGCTCCACGTATTAACTGTACGAAATCATGTCCTAATGATTCACCTACACCAAATATAGGTACAGTTGGATCATGTATTATATCAACCTTAATCCATTCATGTGATCTGGAAACCAGTGCCATGGCACAAGTTACTCCACCTGTACCTCCACCAACAATAGCTACTTTCATAATAAGCGACCCTGTGGCTCAAAAAAAGCTCGGAGTTTTTTTCAGCGCTTTCTCAGAACAAAAAAGCGTTTTCACATGCCAGGTGGGCGACTTGGATCATTCTGACCTGGCCCAAACCCAGGCGGATGACCTTGAGGTTGAGGATAACCACGAGGATTATTTTGTGGTGGTGCTCCCATGCCTGGAGTTTGATACCCTTGTCCTAAACCACCCATACCTGGCGGCGATCCAGGCTGTGGCCATCCCTGTGAATTATTCTCACCATTGTCAAAGTTAGCATTGATTCCACCATCTTGCATCTTCTGGAATCCATGTTCTATCCTATGAGACTCAACAGTCTTTTGTATATCAGTAACCTTAGCTTCTAATGATTTAAGTTTTAGAAGAATTAAATCAATTTTGTCTTCCATACTAACGTCCTTCTCGTGATTTGTTTCTAATAGTTATATGATTGCCCTCGACAGCAAACTCTAGGAAATCGGTATGATCCCACTCAAGTTCTTCGTATAATTCATTGAGTTTGTCCATATCATCCCACAGATCAGTGGGAGTAGGTTCGCCCCAAAAACAATTCTCTTCCATTTTAATTAGATGGTTGTTTAAAATACTTGTCAATAACTTCAACTTGATCATGGTAACGAGCAATCTTATCCAATTCTACTTGGATTGCCTCTGTAATGTCTGAATGTTCTCCAATCCCTGCAGGATGTTCTAGATAAACATTAACATTTGCTTTGTGTTTGGCGATCTCACCTTGAGCGTGAGCTTTCACAGCCGATAATAATTGTTCTCTCATATGTAACATAGTTATACAAGTTGGTGTAGTTGAAGGTATTTAACAGTTTCAGCACAACCACCAATGGTTGTCGCATCTACAGATACTTGAGGAAATGTACATTCCTCACCAAACTGTCCAATAAAGGCCTCTTTAGTGAAGTCTTTGTCTAATTTATACTCAACATACCGTAGTTGTGCTAATTGTAACACAGAAATGACCTTTTCGCAATGCGTACAGCCATCTTTTGAGTAAACGGTGAAATTCATTCTTTCTCGTGCTCGAAGTGTTCTTTTACGATTTCATTGAATTGCTTAAAGGATGATTGACAGTCAGGAGGATCAGGATACTTATATCCTTTCATCTTTCTCCAATCTCCATGCATTGCACCAAGAATCCATGACTGAGAAAGACTTCTCGGCCCATTCTCCAATATTTCTAATTGAAATTTGGACAAAAGTTTATGACTTTTATACTCCTCTCTCCAATTAGAATCATCCCATGTACTAGGATCAGTATTCATTATAACAGAATTGCTCCGATCACAAATCCAATAGCAGCATTTGCACACTTACTCTGGTATGGAGATAGATTAAACTTCTTCTCTATCTTATCTAAGATCTTTTTATCTAGATCGACTGCTTTGTCGAACAAGAGTTTAGGATTAAAATTCCACATGGTTTCTACCTAAAATTATATTTAGCATAAAAAAAGGGAACCCGAAGGTTCCCTTAAGTATATCAGATTGTATCGATTATATCAACCAATTGAAGGAGCAAGTAGTGCAACCTCTGTTACCTCAGCAGATGCCAAGTCAAGAGGGAAGTTGTGAGCATTACGCTCGTGCATTACTTCCATACCTAGGTTTGCTCTGTTAAGAACGTCACCCCAAGTAGGAACAACCTTACCGTTAGCATCAATGATACTCTGGTTAAAGTTAAATCCATTCAGGTTGAAGGCCATGGTGCATATACCCATTGAGGTAAGCCAGATGCAAACCACAGGGAACACAGCAAGAAAGAAATGAAGACTACGACTGTTGTTAAACGAGGCGTACTGGAAGATGAGTCTTCCGAAGTATCCGTGGGCAGCAACGATGTTGTAGGTCTCTTCTTCTTGTCCAAATTTGTAACCATAGTTTTGTGACTCATTCTCTGTTGTTTCTCTGATTAGAGAAGAGGTAACGAGTGAACCATGCATGGCGGAGAACAAAGCACCACCGAACATACCTGCTACACCAGCCATATGGAATGGATGCATTAGGATGTTATGTTCTGCTTGGAACACGAACATGAAGTTAAACGTACCAGATATACCTAAAGGCATACCATCTGAGAACGATCCTTGTCCGAAAGGATATACTAAGAAGACTGCGAAAGCAGCGGATACTGGAGCAGAGTATGCAACACAGATCCAAGGTCTCATACCAAGTCTGTATGATAATTCCCACTGTCTACCCATATAGGCAGAGATTCCGATAAGGAAGTGGAAGACTACCAACTGGTATGGTCCACCGTTGTATAACCATTCATCTAGATTAGCAGCTTCCCATATAGGATAGAAGTGTAATCCGATTGCGTTACTTGAAGGAACAACAGCACCAGAAATGATGTTGTTACCGTACATTAAGGAGCCAGCAACGGGCTCTCTGATTCCGTCGATATCGACAGGAGGGGCAGCTATGAAAGCAACTATGAAACAAGTGGTAGCAGCAAGTAAACATGGAATCATTAAGACTCCGAACCAACCGACATAGATTCTATTCTCGGTTGATGTTACCCACTCACAAAACTCGCTCCAATTCTGCAATGGTGACTGCTCTCTACGTTGTAGAGTTGTCATCTGAATTAAGAGTGCGATTTTTACTTGTAAGATGAGAGATATTGTAACCCCATGATCTCGGTTAGGGGGTAAGTAATTAGGTTCCTATCGCCGCTATGCCTGAACCTACAAGGGGCATACCGCAGTCAGAGATGACCTGACATATTATATATGCTCTGTTAAGTTTTGTCAAGTTTGGGAAGGAAATATGCCTTGTAGTAATCTACAATCCCATTAGTGGTGACCTGCTTTGACACCCATTCATCAGCACAGTCGTAAATACTCTGATGATTCCCGAACTTCTTGAATAGTATTGTTAATGCTCTTTGTCTTAAACTTACTTGGTCTTCGACTTTGTTTATTACTTCTATTGTCATTAGTGTTTGTGGGCTATCCCCAGTTCATGCATTTTAGAATGTTCATCAATAGGATCCTTTAAGTCTGTCTTACCAGATCCGAATGTCTGCCATACCCCTAGACCTACTAGAAGGAAGAGTAAAGCAACAATAAGTATTACCATTATCATATTAATCCAAATCTCCCAGCGGTCATGCCGACTGCTACAAAGAATCCAAACTCAAGCAGACCATGAGCGCCTGCTGGAGTAGATACTATTAAACTACTGAAGAAAGTACTGACCTGCATTGAAATAAACGTATGCGCCTACAGATGATGCAAATAATAACTGGTACATTGACTAGGTAAAAATACTCTACAAGATTATATAGGTATTTGTACTCTTAGTCAAGCACCTGATGGGACAGGAACTGGTTGCATCTGACCGACCCTTATGCCTTTTCCACCATTTGTATCATCATCATCGTCATTATTGAACGCACGTAGAAGAAGTTCAATTAAAACTAAAGCAGTCATGGGATAGAAAACCCAGAGGACTGCCATTAGTGGTGATATACTGTCTGATGCGGCTACTAAGTCGCCCATTTTGTGTTCCTTTAAGGATAAATTACGAGTAACTATTTAGTTTTGTAAAGATTTAAGCGAAGTACTTAACGTATGTGTAAGCACCTATGAGGGCCCAGAAAGCCATCATTGCAAATCTACCTTGGGCTCTGACCCAAATCTCTAAGTTATTTGTAGTATCCATTAGAATAAGCCTGGAATGATTTGGCCTGTTGTTGCATACGCTCCGAAAGCGGCAACGAATCCGATCATGGCCATCCAGCCATTAAACTTTTCTGCTTCTGGTGTCATTGTTTTTCTCCTTTTTGGATTTAATAGGGTTAAAAGTGACTCGTTAATACGAGTGGTGTAAAGACCTATGGGTCTTAGAAGATGCCTGGAATAACTGCACCGAATAGGATGTAGTTATGTACAAGAGCAAAGAATCCAATCATCGCTAGGCGACCATTAGTTTGCTCGGCATTCTCCCAATAGTTCACATCCATTACCTCAATTTGAGGCTCTGCTGCGAACATATTCTGACGACCACCATCTTCGGTGGTGATGTATCGCTTCGTTGAAGCGGTAGATGAAGTCATGTTTACTTTTGTTAAGTAACGTAACAATATTATATAGTAAACATAAACTTTCTGTCAAGTATAATTACCTACTGTGTTACCTGATCCTAACTTCACTAAGTAATACTTATTATTTGTATTAAAAATCCTAATCGATCTCTGGGGCACAAAAAAAGCTCGGAGTTTTTTTCCGAGCTTTTTTGAAACTAAAAGCTAATTTTCGTTCAGTAATCGAACTCATCTAAAATCTCTAAGGCATTGTTGAGAGCTCTTTGAGCTGCCCACCTTTCCTTGTCATCCCATTCGGGATACCAACTTCTATTATCAATCCCTTTCTTAATTCTTATAAGACGGGCGTGCATGTCTACTTTTTTTAATCTTCCATTCATGTAGGTTCTATACCTCGAATCGGGCCACGGACAACTAGCGTATCGGTCTGGAAATATCATTGGTATCCTCGCTCGCATATGCATTTTCTAATTTGGCCTTAAGGATAGATATCTCTTCCTTAAGTTGTGCTTTTTCTTGTTCTAATTGGTTGATCTCTTTTTCGTAGATAGTAATCATTCGTTCTTGTCGTTCGGTGATTTCTTCTAGTTCGTACCAAGATCGGATATGATCGAAGCTCATTGAACTGTACTAAGTAAGTATTTACTCTTTTAAGATTCCCTTTATGTTATCAAATGATGACTTCACTAAGGGCCCTCTGGTGGTTGTTGTAAGTAGCAGTTACCTGCAATCGATACTCCCTCTCCACCACTAGTCACAAAATGTTCTACCCATGCAGGGAAAATACAAATGTGGCCTGGTTCTATCTGAGGAAAGAAATCTGTCATGATTGAATCAACGTACATACCCCACTGATTCATTATAACTTTCCGTGCAGGATTCATAAACACAGTTCTAGAATGTTCAACAGATTCATAGATTATGAAACTCCATTGGGCGCCAGAATGTATATGAGGATCCTGCCAATCACTCTTTGTATATTTATTCCTCCAGACTTGACCAATATAAAAAGGTCTGTCTAGAAACTGCCCTATACACTCCTCTATAACACCATGAACATAATGGTAAGAGTCTTCCATAAAAGAATCTGTACCCATAGTAGTTGGGATGTGACTCAGGTATGACTTATGATAATCAGCATCATCTGCCATCTTTATCTTGTCCAGATCAACGGGTTCGATAAAGAAAGGTGCAGAGAATATAGGAATGGGGTTTTTCATACTACTAATTATAACATAAAAAAGACCCCCTGCAATGCAGAGGGTCTCATGTGTTTATATACTAATCTGCTGCAGATCAGAATACGAACTTAGCTCCGAGTTTTCCACCGAAATCAACGATGCTGTCTCCACTTGAATCTTCATTAGAGATTCCAGAAAGCTCACCGTAGATTGAAAGATCTTCAGTAGCGGCAACAGAAACACCAACTTTACCAGAAAGTTCTGTTTCAGTGTCGTCAGAAGACTCAGTGTGAACGAAACCAGGCCCACCTTGTACATAGTAAGCAAGCTTACCATCTTCTGTGGATCCTTCGTAGCCGATATGAATATCGGTTGTTGCTGTTGTATAATCTCCGTCTGGATACGATGCGTTAGCTTCAACGTTAACGTATGGACCTGCGAAAGCAGCGCCAGCGAAGAGAGGTGCAGCTGCAGCAGCTGCTATAAGAGGTTTGAACATTTTTTTGTTTTAAGTGTCTCGCAAGAAAAAATCCCTGCGGATGATAGAACTCCCGACAGAGTTCTTTTAGCATCTACGCAGGGGTACGATCTTTCGGGCCCGTTGTAAAGTTTTGTATAATTGGCACATGTGCCAGTTACGATGGTATTTATAATACCTTAAACTTGAGGGTTTGTCAAGCGTTTTGTTGTTGTGGTTCCGATCCCCTGTTTCTTGGGTCGCCACCTGCGATCCGACCAAGGTAAGGATCGAAGTCTGTGATGATGTCTATCGTGATATCCGAACCTCTTGTTGTCCAGAGTTCCCTAAGACCATCATGACTTCCTCTGTGGAAAATCTCAACGTGTTCTTCATGGATGGATGAACCCAGTTCAATCTTATACAATAAGATAGGACATGCATATGAGGCACCAGAATTATAAATCAAATCATCTGCAACTGGTCTTGGTTTCACACCGTTGTCTAACTTATATTTGTCTCCTCTACAATGAAGTTTAATTAGTTTCTCAGCATGGTGTCTTGTAATAACATAACATGCAGTAGAGAAATCATTAATGAATCTTCTATGTACCTGTACATGCAGTTCGCCAGG